AAGGGACTCCTGCAGGCTTAGAAGTTGTAGATTTAGGTGAATCTGAAAAATACTTAGGCAGAGTGACAAGAGTAGCTCAGCATACTGCTTTGGCTGTTATGAACAGCGAAGGTCTTGCTAAGATGACTGTTGACTTATCTGACAACACAGGTCTATAATTTTACATTATAGATATACCATTAAACAAGGGCCTTTATGGCCCTTGTTTTCTCTATAATCACTAAATACAAGTGAGGATCACATTATATGGCTTTAACATTAATTACAACTGCAGGTGCAACAAATTCAAACTCATATGCCACTGTTTCAGAGGCAAATACCTATCACGATTCAATCAGAGAAGAAGCAGATCAAGTTTGGTCAGCATTACACGATGGCAAGAAAGAAAGACTTCTTGCTATGGCAACAAGATTGATTGATGAACATTTTGTATTTTTAGGTTATAAAAGAAATTCAAATCAAGCATTACATTGGCCAAGATCAGGTGTTGTGAAAGATGGAAAATATGCTTATGGAACATTTGAAAACCTTGATGAAACAACGATACCACAATTTGTAAAAGATGCCACATCAGAATTTGCAAGATTACTTTCAGCAGAAGACACAACTGCTGATGATGATACTGCTGGATTCAAACAACTAATGGTACAAGGTATCAGTTTAACAATGGATCAGAGTTCAAGATTATCAAAAGGTGTTATCAGATCAAGTGTTTATTCAATATTAAGAAAATATGGAGATTACATTCCAAGTCTAAACGCAGGATCAGGCGGCATAGGTCAAAATAGATTAGTAAGGAGTTAGTCCAATGGGATTAAGGTCTGCTATACAATCAGCAACAAATAGTGCCTTTAGTGCTTTAGGTGATATACCTATTTCAGTCACGTACACTCAGGTTTCATCAGGTGGATACAATGCCTCAACAGGTACAACAACTGAGACAACAAGTTCAACAACATTGACAGCATTGATAACAAAATTTGAACAAGAGAACATAAATGCAGGATTGGAACAGACAACTGATAGACAGATGTTGATTCCTGGTAAAGATTTATCATTAACACCAAAACCACAAGACAGAGTAAATTTTGAAGATTCAGATTATGAAGTGACCAAAGTTGAAAGAGATCCTGTGACAGCTTTATATAAATTGCACATAAGGGAAAGATAATATGGCTTTGACAATACCACAAGCATTGAAAAGAATTGATCGTATAATGAATCAAGTACAAGAAGGTTTCACAGTTGAAGGACAACAAACTGTGAAATCCAAGACACCTGTTAGAACAGGTAAACTACAAAGAGGTTGGAATTCAAGAAGTGCAAAGTTTGGTCGTGTATCAGAAATAAAAAATGATACACCCTATGCAGGGTTCGTGGAAAACGGATCCTCAAAAATAAGACCAAGAAAAATGGCGGCACAGACTGTTCAAAGTCTAAGAACTAGAGCAGACTCAATCGTCAGAAAGGCAGTGAAATAGATGACCTTTCAAGCAGAGAGATCCAGCATTGAACAGCGATTAGTTGACAACCTATCAGGAGTGTATATTCAATTTGATAATGTACTTGGATTGGTTGACAATGCTGGTAATATCGTAAACACAGCTGAACAATTAGACGAGTGGGTTAGCCTAACAATTTTAACCAATGATTCTACTCAAGCAGAATTAGGCTCAAAATTCTCAAGACAAGAAGGTATCATAAGTGTACAGGTATTTGTTAAAACAGGTACAGGAACGCAGAGAGCAAGAGTCATAGCAGAATCAATTAGAACAATATATCATATAGTAAATTTTGGTGATATTACAACAAGAGCTTGTAGTATGACCGTGGTTGGTGAATCAGCGGGTAGTCAGGACACAGATAACTTCTATCAGATCAATTTAGACATTCCGTATTTCAGGCATCAATCATAAATATTAATAGGAGAACAAAACAATGGGAATACCAAGTGCAAGTTTAACACAACTGATAATACAAAAAGAATCTGCTTTAGCAGGTGGAAGAACAGATAGCAAAGTTCCAATTAGAGCAACATCTGAAAGTATTGTTGCCGCTGTATCAACTATCTCTTCAGAAGAGATTGATGCAACAAGAAATGTATCTGATTTAAACAAAGTATCATCACAAGCAGAAGGTGACATTGAATTTGAATTCTCAGCAGATGGTCCATTTGATGCATTCATTTGTGCTGTGTTAGGAACAGGTAGTTCAAAAGCCCCAGACGTAGATCTTATGGCAGACAACACTTCGTTTATTAATGGAACAACACAAACAAGTTTTGCAATTGAAAAGAAAACAACAGATGGAACAAGCGATTTCTACCAACTATACCAAGGTATGGTTCCAGCTTCATTAGAGCTAACAGGTGAGTCAGGTTCATTCGTGACAGGTACTGTGAGTTTCGTAGGTTCTAAAGTAAATGCTATGACAGGCAGTCAAACTTTAACATCACCAGCGGCGGCAACAACTACACAACCATTTTCAACTGTGGATTCAAACACAGTGATTAAATTCAATGATGATGCGGCATCAGTGACAAATGGAGGATATGATGATTTAACTGGAGTGGTTCCAACTGCTTTCTCATTAAACTTTGATAATGGTCTAAGAGCACAGACACAAATTGGTACAACTGATTTGGCAGGTATTGGTTCAGGTAGATTTGTTGCAACAGGTTCTTTAACCGTGTATGCCAACCACGCAGATTCACAAACATTATTCAACAACTACATCAACACAACTAAATTTGGTATCTGTTTTCAAATTGGTAATTCAACAGACAATTACAGATTCTATCTTCCAGAAGTTATCATCACATCAGCTCAAGTTTTAGCAGGTGGTAATGATGAAGATGTGTTAATGGAACTTGAATTCCAGGCTGTTAAGACAACAGTTGGTTCAGACACTTTCACTGTTCAATTAGTGAAAAACGAAGCTTAAATTTTTACACTTAAAATCCTATATAAATACTTGTCTAACAAACGAGGTATAGAAGTATGGATTTTACAAAACAATATGGATCTACGGATCCAAAAACAAATGCACGATGGGTGGAGCACCAAAATGCAAAATTCTTCATTGCTCCAGCAAACAACATAGCCTTTAAAAACAAAACTCTTGAGATGTTCAAAATGAATGAACTTCAAGGTGGAGGTTTAGACAAACTCACAGCAAAACAAGTGGTAGATATTGAATCTGAAATCAAAGCCCACACTATCTTATTAGATTGGGAAAATGTTGAAGACAGAGGACAGACTTGTGGATACAGTCAAGACAAAGCCAAAGAGATGTTGACCAACTATGAACAATTCAGAAGCTTCATAGATGCAGAATCTTTAAAGATAGCAACTGAAATTAAAAAAGTAGTAGACAACAAAAAAAAGTCCTAACCTCACTCACTAAATGGATGGCAGAGTGGGGGCCTTATTCTAATATACCAGCCATTCAAAATAAAGCACCTACGTATCCAAAACATTTGGACATATATGTTAATGCTTATAACTCTTTGTCCAATGACAGGTTAAATACAAGTGGAGTAGTTGGATTTATTCCATTTTCTTCAATTTTGCATTATTGCAAATGGGTTGGCATAAAGGATCAAGAAGAATTCATTGCTATCGTCCAAGAAATGGATAGAGAGTATGTTTTAACTGCACACAAACAGCAGGAGAAACAGATGAAAAAGGATAAGAGAAAATGACCACGGAAGTAGTAAATCTTAAGATAACGGTTGATAGTTCAGGTGCTGTAAATTCCGTTAATAAACTCAAAACAAATTTAGGTGGTGTCAACAAGAGTTTTGGCAACACTGGTACAGCAGGTGCATTGGCTTTTTCAAGAGTCAAAGGTGCTATTGCTGGACTTGGTATAGGTTTATTAATTAAAGAAGTAGCACAGACATCAGCTGAGTTTGAAGATCTACAATTGGCGTTGAACGCGGTTTTTGGATCTGTAGATGAAGGTACAGCGGCTTTTGAAAGAGTCAAAGATGTTGCAGGTAAACTACCCTTAGACATTGATCTAATCACATCAGCATTCACACAATTAAAAGGTGCAGGTATTGAACCAACTGAAGAACTATTATTAAGTTTCTCAGATGCGGCTTCCGTATCAACTGACAAGGTTGGTGCTTTCCAATCATCAATTGATTTGTTTACCAGAACGATGCAGGGTGGTTTGGGTCTTGAAGAACTACAAAGATTACAAGATAGAGGTCTACCTGTATTTGACGTGTTGAATGAAAAATTAGGTATTGCCAGATTAGAAGTTTCTAATTTGGGTAAGACGGCTGAAGGTGCCAAAAAGATCAGAGATGCTTTATTCCAAGGCTTTGATGAGAGATTTGGTGGTGCCACAGAGATAGCCCTACAATCATTATCAACAAGATTCTCCAACTTTGGAGATGCCCTAAAGAAAGCGGCAGTGGCCTTTGGTGGAAAAGGAAAAGGTGGATTCTTAGATGGACTTGCGGATGCCACAGGTGGATTGACAGAATTCATAGGTGAGAATGAAGACTTACTTGGAGCAATGGGTAGACTATTAGGACAAGGTTTGAACCTTGTGATAGATGCATTTGGTTTGTTATTTGATGCCATTAGATTAGTGGTAGACATAGTGACATCAACGATAGATGCTTTCATATCAATGAAGAACACGTTGGTAGAAGTTGGAAACAGCATAGTAGAATTTAAAAACAAAGTCTCAGGCAAGTTCACTGAAATGAAAAATGAAGCCGTTGACTCTGCGAAAGGTTTGTATGAAGGAGTCACAGGTTGGTTCAGTGAAACAGATGATGAGGTAGTAGGAAATTCAATTGTCCCTGATATGGTTGATTCTGTAGTGAGTGAATTCCATAGAATGGAAAGAGACAGTATATCAGCAACAAGATCAATGAGCCAAGGCACGATTGGTGTAATGCAGACAGAATTCAGTGACAGCAATCTGAATCACGTATTGGTTGATCCAGTACAAAGAGCAACATCACAAGTTTCAGGATCATTCAACAGAATGGAAAGTTCTGTATCAAGCAATATATCAGGTGTGCTAAAAGGTACAAAGAGTTTCAAAGATGCAATTATTGATTTAGGTGCCCAAGTTATATCAAGCCAAATTGGAGGTATCTTTACCCCAGGTGGCGGTATAGGTGGAGGACGTTCAAAAAGCGGAGGAATTGGTAGTATGATAAGTTCTGTGGCTGGCAGTTTATTTGGAGGCTTCTTTGCCAAAGGTGGTACGATAGAAAGAGGACAATTTGGTATCACTGGAGAAAAAGGTCCAGAGCTCGTACAAGGACCAGCAACAATAACACCTATGTCAAAAAGTTCAGCAGGTCTTTCTCCTGTGTTTAATTTTAACATCACAGGAAATTTAGGAACACAGACAACTGGATCAGTCACACAAAATGATTTAAATAGAATGGCTGGTAAAGTTTTAGAAGAAAGTATTAGAATAATGTCAACACAAGGAAGATTCGCATAATGGCTAACACAGCATCAACGGTACATCCATCACCCACTGACACTAATTCAAATGTGATATCAGTTGGTCCAAGTATCAACTCAACTGTAGACACAGAGATCAGAATGGAAATATTAGAATTCAGTGATGGCTTCTCACAAAGGATCCCAGATGGTCCAGATAACTTGAGAAGAATTTACACGATAGTTCACGAGAACTTAAACACAACAGATGCCAACCTGTTGAGAGAATGGTATGAATTTTACAGCAAAGGACAGACAATAACTGCACCCACGCTCCCAACTGATGGGACAACAAGAAATTACTACATCAAAGAATTCAATGAACAAAGATCAGGTCCTATACTTCATACATTTACGGCGGTGCTTGTAGAGGATCAATAATGCCAAACTTTCTAAATGATTGTAAAAACATAAATGAATACACTCCTATAGAGTTATACAAATTTGATTTTTCTACAATCACTCCAAGATTCTTTTCAGCTGTCTCTACAACAGCTTTCCTGACACCACATAGAAAATCAGATGGATCAAACATTTCAATGAATGGACAAACATTCACTCATTGTGCTATGAACATAGAAGGAGTATCAAGTGAACTTGGTGCACAACCCTCAAGACCAGTTTTAAAAATTAACAGAGAAACATTTGATGCATTATCACCTGTCGCGGCTTTACAAACAAGTTGGACAGGATTAGGACACTTACCACCCTTTCCAATGAGAGGTATCAAGATAGAAAGATTCTTGACCTTACACGATTACAATGCAGACAGTGATTGGACAATGACCAGTGATCAGAGTTCAGGCACAGCGGCACAGAAAGCCGCCAAGCATACTGCGGTTTTACAGAGTGGTGTGTTGAGTAGATATTTCGTGAATGGTATATTAGACACAACTGGAAACTTTTTAGAATTAGAATTAACGCCAGCATTGGGTATTGAACAAAGAACAACAACAAATAGGAAAATGCCAACTGGTCTATGTAGTTTGAGATATAGAAGTTATGTAGGTGGTGCTTTCGTTTATACATCAATTGACAATGGTGGTTGTCCATATGGACAAACAAACAACCAAAGCAATCAAGCAACATTCACAAATTACTTTGACAGAACAAATGCAACAACCACAGATGAAACAAAAGACTATTGTAATAAAACAGCCAGAGCCTGTAGACTGAGATGGGATCCTTCAAACAATGGATCACCTTTACCATTTATGGGACAGTTCAAAGCAGGAACACCTGGAGCAACACACAAGGATGACAAATAATGGCAACTACAAGAGATCCATTTAATTCTATAAAGACATCTGCTACCAGTTCTAAGAATGCAATAAAATCCAAAGACAGTAATATCGTAGCTGGTGACTTGTCAGACAAACAATTCTACACAGGTGGGGCATCTGATACCACATCTGTAAAGATACCAATCGTTTATGGAACGGTGTTGACCAAAGGTGTTATCATAGATGAAGAGACTGTAAGTGAAACGGCTCCATTTGCTGGATCAGTCAGTAAAGACATAATCAATTATAAGAATTACAAAATTTTAATCAGTGAAGGTGATTGCAATGGTATCAAATCAAACATACTAAATCACACGATCATCAATGGTGTTCCTTTACAAGATCCAACTGATCCAAGCATAGTAGAACTTGCAGGTATAGAATTAAAAGAACAAACAACTACAACAAGTTCAAGTTGGGGTGCTTCAGCTAATAAATTTGGTAGCAGATCCAAAGACATTGACATAAGTCCATTCAAAACAGGAACAACTAATTTACAAGATTCAATCGTACAAAAAGGTGGCTTCCTGCAAGGACTGGCAGATGTGTCAGCAACTTTAACTAATAACCATATTTTGAAGTACAATTCAGACGCAGACAAATTTGTATCTGTTCATCTTAATGATGCCGCAAATGATATAGGACTATACATAACTTCATCATCAAATCCATATGGTGTGGCAGAAGATCAATCAACCTGGATACTACCAACCGCTGGGACATTCACAGTCACGTTGGCGACAGATAACAGAGCAAGTCAAACACCATTTAGATGGTGGAAGAATGCCGCCAATGCAGGTGGTTCAGGTTTTTCAAATACTTCTTCTGCTTATGCGACAACCTGCTTACATATGGATGGATTAGCAAGACCAGATTTATTGTTGTACGAAGGTGCAACATATAATTTCGTTTGTAGTAGTTTAGGATCAGGAAATGGTTTCTATATGACCACAGATGGAACAACAGAATACTCAACAGGTGTTGAAAATTCCAAAACGGAAAGTGCGACATTGACGATAACACCTACAAGTTCAACACCAAGAATTCTTTACTACAGAACAGTGGCAAATTTAGCCGCTGGTGGTAGAATATTAATTAAAGAGGTTGCATAATGGGATCATATATCAGAGCACCAGAAAGTTCAGCATTAACAGGAGCATTGGATGTTAAATTTAACACTGATTTCTTGTTCCATACAGCTGGATCATCAACACAGGCCCAGTTAAGTGGATTGACAATGTCTGGTATGAAAGACTATGAACTAACTTGGTTTGGTTTGGCGATTGGTGGTAATACATCAAACATAACTTCAACGGCGTTCCAACTCAACATAGACAACACAAATATGACACAGGCTTTTGGAGCCACAGGTGCCAATGGTCTTGATTTTGATTTGGCGTTGACTAAAAGTTTTAGTAAGGGTGGAAGTTCTGCTCCATCAACAGATTCAAGATTGTTTGCTCTTGTAGAAGCAGATTATTTCACTTTTGGCAATGTGACTGCTACAACATTATCTGAAGCCTACAAAGAAATATGGACAGGTGGTAAACTAAGAAATGATACCAGTGCTCCATTGTATGCCAGTTATGTTCACAGTGGCATCACTCTTAATTTCGCTACGTCACCAATGGGGACAGGTGGACATATATTCAATGCCCCAGATACAACCAATGTCTTATTCATATCATTCTGGGGACCTGGTAGGTATGTCAAGGAAGTGGCCAAAAGAATCAAGATAAGACCCACATCAAACACAACAACTGAATATAAATTAATGGCCTGTGTGAGAACTGAATCTGTTGATACGGTATTTTCACCTATCTGTAGATTGAGAGAATCAACTACAGGT